TGCTGACATGTCTGGGATCTGACCCGCTCCGGTGCCTACTGCCCGCTTCGCCGCTTCTTTCAAACCAAGGTTATTTAGAAACGCCGCAACATCCGGTATATCCGCCCCGTTACTGGCCTTATCCATTTTTTTTGACAGTTCCGCTGTCATGGTTGCCGCAAAATTCGGATCGTCATTCAGCGCGGCGGCCAGTTCATTCAGCGTGTCGAGTGCTGCCGGTGAGGAATCCACCAGGGCAGCCAGCGCAGCTTTTACATAAGCAGTGGTGGCAATCTGCGTGTTGTTGACAGTCTGCGCCGCCGTCGGGGCCGTTGGCGTTCCGGTAAACGCCGGGCTTGCCAGCAGTGCGGCCACTGCCGCTTTCACAAATGCTGTGGTCGCGAGCTGTGTATTGTTAACGGTTTGCGCTGCCGTCGGTGCTGTCGGCGTTCCCGTCAGTGCCGGGCTTGTCAGCGGCGCTTTTGCGGCCAGCAAGTTTGTCATGGTTGTGGCGAAGTTCGGATCGTTACCCAGCGCGGCGGCCAGTTCGTTCAGCGTGTCCATTGCCGCCGGTGAGGAATCAATCAACGCAGTGATAGCGGCTTTCACAAATGCCGTGGTCGCGAGCTGGGTGTCGTTTGACGTCTGCGCCGCCGTCGGGGCTGTGGGTTTACCGGTAAGCGCCGGGTTTGCCAGCGGGGCATAATCCGCCACGACCTGTTTCACATGCGCAGTGGTGGCAAGTTTGGTTGTGTTATCCGTTTTAACCGGCGTCGGCGCGGTAGGCGTCCCGGTCAGCGCCGGGGAGGCTTTCGGCGCGTACTGATTGTGTGGGTTAGCGGCGTCGAGGTGCGCGGCCATCAGGTCATCGGCATACACCTTGACCTCAATCGTGCGATCGTCAACGTATTTCCGGGTCGCCAGCACTACCGAAGGGTCAATTTTCAGGGTGATGGCGTCAGTGTTCGATACGATCAGAATCATGCGGATGGTCTGGGTACGCCCGCTGCCTTCCTGTAACTGCGGCTTATAGGTTTCCGGGCAGTTTGCCACCGCAATCAGCGTCCCGTCCTTATCGTACAGACCAATAGTGCGGATCCAGAAGCCGCCTTCATTTTCCGGTATAACCTGTTCGGCAATAATCTGTCCGGGGTTCGCCGGGTCAATGCTCAGCATGTTAATCGGGGCGCGCCGCTGTTCGCCGACAATGGCAGTCTGACTGGCGTCCGGTGTCGGCAGTACGCCGCCACCATCACCCACGGCCATGGTGGTAATTTCCAGTTTCGTTCCCAGCGCCATGGCGTTAGCCAGCTTCGCGGCACCCAGCGTGGTCAGGATTGCATAATATTTTGCCGTCATGGATTTACGCTCATCTCATCAATCAAATGGATGGCAGCGCCGGACACTGCCGGGCCGCCCACGCTGATAGCTTCAGCAAAGTAGGGATAAACAGTCAGCTCATCGCCCTGATAGCTGGCCGCGCCGGTGATAACGCTGCCGCTGGTCTGCAAGTTTATGGACAGGCCAACCAGATGGCGGCTGACCGGCTTTGCGCCCGCTATCAGTCGCTCAAGTTCCTGGTAGGTTTCTTCCGTGATGCCCTGGTCCTGAACGCCAATATCAAGGCGAAAGGTTCCCGGCGTTTCACCGGACTGCCACCACTCGATCACCCGGATGAGAAAGCCGAACGGCTCCACCACACGGCGCACGGCTGCAATGGTGCCTTTCTGACGGTGGATGAAATATGCATCACGCACCACCTGGCGTTTCACCGCTACCGGCCAGGCTTCATCCCAGCGGTCAACAGAGAACGACCAGGCAAGCCAGGGCAGCAGGTGTTCCGGGCAGGTGTCCGGGTTCCACAGTTCGCGCAACGGCACCGGAACGGTGCTGATATCGCCGCAGGCTTCAGCAAGACGACGCTCCAGCGCGGACGATCCCGGTGGTAACAGGCTAGTCATTAGCATCCCCGGCAATGGTGATATCTGTGGCGGTGCAGTATCCCGACTGTGACTTATCCATCAGCACATCGGCTGCAGGCTCCAGCAGCTCCACCCAGTCCACCCCGGCCACACGCAGCACAGCCTTGTAGTTATCGCGCCGGATACTGCGCGCCAGCTTCTTTTGCTCCAGCAGATAGGCAGCAAGATTGTTCTTTGCTGCCGCCAGACAGGGACCGGCCACCACGCCATCAAACAGGTGCAGCTTTGCCGCCACCCGGTATTCAGTGATAGCGGCGGACTGAACGGTCAGCCGGTCGCCCAGCGGGCGGATGGTTTCGGCGCTCAGCTTGCTGGCTACAATATCCAGCAGCGCCTGGCTGGCCTGCCCGTTACCCTCATGGGACAGCACGGTCACCACCACCGCAGCGGGAGACGGGCTGACCGTGGATGCATCGGCTACCCTCCCGTCAGCACTGCGGGCGTGGAAGTTATACGCCGCTTCTGGCCCCGCCACGGATAAACCTTCGAACGCTTCCGGCGCGCGCTGGCGTAAATCCTCGTCGCTCTCCATGACCGCCGGAACCGGCGGAACGGCGGTTTCATCCGCTGGCGTGACGACCAGACGCTGCACATTAAAGTTGGCGACCAGGTTGTCCAGATCTCCGCCGCCGGAACGGGCAATAATGACCGCCTGCACTGCTTCATTGATGCGCTGACGCAGCAGAATTTCCCGGTAGCAGTTTTCCTGAAGGATTTTTAGTTGCGGTTCGGATTCCAGTTCCAGCGCACGGGCAACCGCTTCCTTCAATTCAGCAGGGTAAAGCGATACCAGACGCGCCTTACGCGCAGTAAGCAGCGTTTCAAAGTCCGGCACATCAATAATTTGCGGCGCGGGCAGGGATGAAAGATCAACGGCACTCATAAATTATTCCCCATCGGAACACTTAAGCTCACAGCGGAACCGTCATCACGATAGCCGCTAAGCTCCACGACCATTTCACCGTCCATGGTGGTTTCCAGCGTGACGCTGTCTAACCGGATACGCGGTTCCCAGCGGTTAAGCGCGCTGTAGGTTGCCGCCATTACCCTGAGTTTTGTCGCCGGGTTCGTCGGATCATCAATCAGCGATAAAAACAGCGAGCCATATTCCCGGCGATAAATCCGGGAACCGACCGGGGTGGTAAGAATGTCCCGCACGGACTGGCGGATATGATCGATATCCGTAATGGCTTCGCCGGTCCGTTGATTCATCCCCATATACATCATCAGACTGGCCCGCCCGTTTTATCGCCGCCCTTGATTACGCCGATGTGGGCGTGAGCATCCAGAACAACACCATTGGAAGATAATGCGCCGCCGCTCTGGGTAACGTCACCGTTGATCACGGTCTGTCCCGCGTCGATATCCAGCAATGCTGTTTTGATGGCTATGCTTTCCGGCGCTTCAAAAACGATATTTGCCCCGGCTTTAACCTGATAGCGCCCGGTTTCCGGCTCATATTCAATCCAGCCGCCATCCGGGAACGCGGTCACCATTGCATCCTCTGACGTGGACGGCGGGGGGCAGGCATCGGAATAAATGCCAGGCAGAACAAACGCCGTGGTTAACTCGCCGCCCACCGCCAGTATCAGAACCTGTTCGCCTACGGACGGTTTCCACCATGTGCGGGATTTACCGGCGCGAAGGGTCAGCCAGTTAAGCCAGTTGGTTTCGAGGTCGCCGGTCTGGACGCGGCACTGCCAGTTTTCGGCGTCCACCTCGGTCACCACTCCTTTTCGGATAAGGTTAAGGAGAAGGCGGTAAAGTTCGGCAAGGGTAAAATCTGTTTTCATGTCATCAGTTTTCCATTGTTACCGCGTGGCGCTTAGTCCCGGCTGTTGTCTCAGTCACCAGACAATCAGCGCGCAAGATGCGCAATAATCAGGTCACTTATCAGTTCCTCTGATGCATCAGTTATGCCGAGCAGTTCACGCCGTGCATAAGTCACCTGCGGACCACCTGGCCTTACCCGATCACGCAGACCGTAGTGATGAACACGGGCGATACGCTGCGCTCTTGCATCAAACCCCACCTCAGCCGTGCTGGCCGTCACGCGGGTTTTCATATACCGCACGGTGCGCAGTTTGGTGAACATCTGGCGACGTACCCGGCCCTTTTTGGCGCGGCCTGATACCCGTCGTGGCTCGTAGGCGCTGCCGTCCGGGTTTTTCTGCATCCTGATATTCTGTTGTTGTTGTTGCCTGATTTTTGTTGCGACATCCCGCAACAGTTTTCGCCGCTGCGCCGGTTCAAGCTGGGCTAACAGCGCATCCAGCCACCCTTCAATTTCTTTAAATTCAGCCATGGCGGATCCAGTAATCGTCTTCCGGGCTGGCAGGTTCCGGGACGGCTTCAACTACTGCCAGTCCGTTCTCAACCGTGACAATGACGCGCTCCGTCAGTGCCAGATAAATGGCGATATCACAGAGATCGTTATTCAGAATATCCACCTCAAACCGGAAGAGTTTTTCCCGCAGTTCAGGGTTGTTCAGCGCATCGGGTTGATGAGTGGCGAGCCAGTTACACACAACAGCAATCAGCAGATTCGGATCCCCGGAATAATCCGTTACCACCACATTCATCGTGTAGCGGTATTCCCATCCGGGAGCCGGTATGCCGGTACTGACCACCGTCCCCTCATCCACAAACAAATGCAGGGCATCAGGGTTTTTCTTCAGAAACTCCAGACCTTCACTGATGGACTGGCGCAGGGAATCGGGCTTTTTCACTGAGTTTCTCCTGACAGTCCACGATCATATCCACCTTTGCGGCACACAGCCCCCAGGCGGTTTCAGCTGTTTCTTTGGCTTCCAGCAGTTCACCGTTGTTTGTCGGGTTACTCGCCGGGAGCTGGCAGCGGGTCACCGCCGGACAGGAAATCCTGATAACCTGCGCCGCCGGTAATGGCGGGGCGGTTTTGCAGGCGGATAACATCAGCAGGCAAAGGAGCATCAGCCCAGCGCGCATTCTCTTCAGTTCCACGGATCACCCCCTTAATCATTGCCTGACGCTCTGCGGCCGCCGCGTGAATGGCTTCCGTGTTGCGCTGAAGCCTGGCCTGATAGGCGTCATTCATCCGGGCCATCATGTCCACGGCCTGAAGCTGGCTATTTTTGTCGCTCAGTTTTTCAGACAGCGCCTTAATATCCCGGTCACGGCTGCCGATAGCCTGGTGCGCTTCATTAAGTCGCCAACCCAGAAAAGCCAGCGCGGTGGCAAGCGCTGCCAGTAAAACCACTACGCCACGGTGCATGGTGCATCCGCCATTAGCTGACGATAAACCGAGGCGGTAAACCGGAAGGCCACAGCGCAGAACAGATAAACAATCGCCACAACCAGCCAGCCCGCATTAATGAGGCAGACCACAATTGCGGCAAACATTACCCAGGACCACCACCGGCGCAGCGGGGAAATATCCGGGTTGAAAATGGCGCGCACTGCTTTCAGCGCCTGCGATTCCGCATCCGGTACTTTGCCCTTTTCAAACACGTACCAGATAACATGGCCAGCAATGCCCGTTGTGACAGCTGTCAGCATCAGCGCACAACCCAGCCAGGCCCACGCCACCACAAAATTCACCGCCACACTTTCCGGTTTCAGCAGCCCCGCGACCAGCATCAGCGTCAGCACCACATCCAGCACAAAAGAAATCACTTTACGTTTCATGGATTCACTCCTTTTAAGCACCACGCCTTTTCCCGCGCGCGGCGGTTTTCAAGCCCATTGTTTTTCACGCCGTTGACGTAGACCCAGCGTGACAGTTGATCACACGCCTGCGACCACTGGTGACGTTTGATAAACGACACCATCGTGGAGCGGCACACCGCGCCGGTGCCGACGTTAAACGCCAGGCTGACCATTGCGTCATATACCTGCGGCGGCATGTCCACCGGCGCGCAGACCGCCAGCGCCTTTTCCACCCGTAACACGTCGCTGACGAGATTCCCGGCCACCTGGTGCTCGTTGAGGGTTTTCCCCGGCACGACGCCTTCGGTATGCCCGATCCCGTTAGTCCATACACCGGCGGCGCAGCGGTACGGGGTAAGCCGACAGCCTTCATAATCTGCAATCAGCTCCAGTCCCTGCGGCGAGGTTTTCAGTAACTGGAATTGCGGCAGTGTGGCGGCAATCGCCAGCACCACGCCAATCACACAGCGTTTAACGATTTGCGCGTTCATATTCCTCCCGACTGATCGCCCCGGCGGCCAGTAACTGGTAGGTTTTGCGCCGGTAATACCAGGACAGCGCGAACGCCGCCACACCCAGCACCATGGCAAGCACCGTTCCCAGATCCTGAAGCGAGAAATCACCCAGCCAGGCCAGAAACAGCGCGATGAAATAGGTCAGCGCCGACATCATCCGCTCAATACTCATCATCACTCCCAGAGTTGAATGGTCCGGGCGACAGCCGCCGGCACCTGTTCGGGCAGTTCAATTTCCAGCCCGTGCGGCAGGATCGGCCCCCGCTCCGCGAGTCCGGGGTTGGCATTCAGGACAGCTTCCGTCATGCCCTGCGAGCGCCGGTAATAACGCCAGCAGATGGCGTCAACCGTGTCATTCTGTTGCGCCCGGACTTTCATCAGATAAGCTCCACCGTCATATGTGGTAAGTCCTGCAAACGGGAAATAGCCCAGCGGGCATCCCGCATCAGTTCGTCTGCCGTCTGGGCATACTCATCCGCCTTTTTTTTGCCTTCGCCGGTCGCGTCATAATCGCGGTAACGTTCGACCAGGTTGGACTTTGCCCAGCAAAACACCGCCCTGCGGTAGAGCAATACCCGCTGGCTTTCGCCGTCGATAATCTCAGCCGGTACGCTGTTTAAATCTGCGCATCCTCGGTTCTGTTGCTTTTCCCGAAAGTCGTACAGGTCGGCATTTACTTCCGCCATGGCGGTAAGCAGTGCCTGGCGCAGCCGTTCCGGCGTAACGGTGCCATCGGTCCGCATGTCCTCCCGGAATTTCGACAGACTGATTGCAGGCCAGAAAAATGTGTTTGGGATGGTGTCCTGCGCGCCGTCCTTCACCGGCTCCGGTGAAACGAATTTCATTTTCTGATACTCCCAAAAGTTGGGCGGTGGACGGGGTTTTGATGCGGCTCAGAAACCTGTCGCCACCCCGTGCCGCCCCGCGCGTTGGCACGATTCGTCAGCCGTTGGCGGCTTTTCGCAACCGGGATTCCAGTTGCTTAATGTCGGTTTTCACACCGCTGTTGTTATCCAGTTGCAGGGCGCGTTTAAGGTGGTTCAGCGCGGCGACGGCCTGATCGTTATCCCGCAGGGCATAGCCCAGCGCCTTGTGAAGACGGGCACGGGACTGGTCCGGCATATCGTGGGATTCGACCAGCGCCAGCGCCTGCGTCAGAAGCGCGGCGTTGAAGGTGCCGCCATCAGCAAAGGCGCGCATCGCGGCATCGGCAAACTCTTCAGCAACAGCCGTTGCCGTGGTGCGGTTGAAACGCTGCGGCATCACCCAGCCATGCTTCAGGGCATGGCGGGCGATATCCAGCGCGCCGGTGTAGTCACCGGCATCAATGCGCCAGATCATCAGGTACATCGCCACGTCGTCCTGCGGTGCGGAATCCGCCTCCAGCAACCCGGCAATCCACCCGGCATAGAGCGGCAGAAATTCCCGTTTCAGCTCGCACTTACGCTCGGTTGACTGGATCCCCTTCAGGCGGCGGCGGTGTTCGGTGAGCTGCAACAACATCATGTTGTAGCCGCTCGCCCCGCTGTGGCTGCCGCCCTCGCGGGCGGCCTCCTTAGCCTGGATATACTGCGTGTGGGCGCGGAAAGGGTTCATGATCACGCCCCGGTGCCGCCTGCGGCGTTCTGACCATCGATCACGCCCTGAACCGCAGCCGCGACCAGCGCCTGGATGTTGTCGGCAGTCAGCGCGCCGGATGAACCATTCCCCTGAGCGGCCAGCATCTCGATGTTTTCAATCAGGCAGACGCCGTCGTAATCCTCGACCACATAGGCTTCATTGACGGATTCGAAATTCTCCACGCGGTCACGCTTCGGATTGTCGATAACCGAGCGGCGGCGGGTGCCGTCCTGCCAGTAGATGGACAGGTTATCCAGGCGGGTGATCAGCATGGCGTTCGCAGGGAAGAACGGAACGCGCACGGCGGGCAGGTTGCCGATGCGTTTCTGGCTGATGATGAGGTCCGCCGCCAGCGTTTCCGAGTTGGGCTGGTCGCGGTTCACAATCGGGAAATACTTGTCAGCCAGCAGCGAGCGGCCACAGACCACCACCAGTTCAGTGTCTTCCTGATACCACGGCGCAATTTTTTCACTCACTGCGCCCAGCACCAGTGCGTCCAGGTTGGCGAAGTCGCCACCGGTGCCGATGCGGATTTTCGGGGAGATCACCTGGCCTTCACTGACGATTTTATCCAGTACCTGAACCGGTGCTTCCTGGCGGATTTTCTCCAGCCAGCCGATGTTGACGTCCTGCAACAGCGGGTTAGTCACACGGTTCGACGTCTTTTCACGCTTCACGCCGTTAAAGCCGATCATGATGCGGTCCAGTGCCTGGCGCAGAACAATCGCATCGCGGATGCGGGTCTGGAAGTCCTGGAATTTGGCCCACAGGTCCAGCTTCGAATACGGCAGCGCCGTGTCGTAGTTGGTCTGGGTACATTTGTACCCTTCGCCGTCAATATAGGTCGGATCGGTGGGTTCGCGCTCTTTCTGGGTGGTGTCGGTGGTTCCGGCAATGGAGGCACCGATGCCCAGCCCCAGACGCTCGCCGGACTGCTCATCCACCGGGATGATGTTGATTTTTTGCAGGAAGCCTGATGACTCCTGGATTTTTGTTTCCAGCGTCTGCGCAACGGATGGCTCAGCGGTGTATTTCGATGCGATATCCGACACCGCAACGCCGTTCAGCGCGGCGAGCTGGGTCAGATATGCATTGAATTTAAAGCGGGTGGTTTTTTTCATTGTGCTGGAACTCCGTCAGCAGTTAGTGAGTTGTTCAGCGCTACCGTTCCCGCCGGTGCCTGTCGGGCGGCGGTCGCTGCGGCTGTCTTCAGCGGAAAGTTTTTCGCGCAGGCTGACCAGCTCCGCACGACCGGATTCAATGGCCTGTTGCATTTCATCCAGGCGGGCAGAAAAGCCGGTCTGCACGGTGCCGAGTCCTTCCACGGTGGCGGACAGGGTCTGGTGCTCCTGCGCCACCGCTTCCACGGCCTGATGCACGTCGGCAAACTTCGCCTTATCGTCAGCGGATTTACGGGTCAGCAATTCTTTAACGCGGGTGAAGAGATTCGGCTTTTCTTCCGGCTCGTCTTCAAATTCGATGAGGGTTTCTTCAGCAGCCGTGAACAGGTTACCGGCGGCCAGTTTGCGGCTGGCGAGCGGGCTGTTTGCCGCGCCTGCGCTGAACTGCAACATTTCGGTGCCGAGGCTTGCCGGATCGTCAGTGACCGCCAGGCCAACCAGATAGGCTTCGCCGCTGTCTGCAAAGCTGACGTTCACTTCCATGGACGTGAACAGCTTCTGCATTTTGCCGGTCATGGCGACCAGATCGTCCGTCGGGGAAATCCAGGCATACAGCGCCATTTTTCCCGCCAGTTTGCCGTCGGTAATTTCTTCAGCTTCCAGGCGGTCAACCTTCCCGAAGCGGCGGAATGGGCTGTCCGGCGTGAAACCTTTGATGTGCTCGACATTAATCAGGGCGGTGTAAACCTGCGGATCGTAATTCGCGGCCATCTGGGTCAGCCAGTCGCGCTCGATATTGCGCCCGTCTGTGGTGGCACCTTCCACCCCGACACGAAAACGCTTTGCTTTTTTTGCCATGTTTCCGGCTCCGGTTAATTCATAACGACTTGTGAGCCTTTATGGTTGCGGGGCGCGGACGGCGAAACAACGTGGCGGCATTGTGCCGGAAATGGCACAACAGCCGGAAGCGGAGAAGACGCGCGCGGGGCCGTAGTCTGGCGGCATGAATACGACGCCCATCAGTTCAGACCTCGACCCACGAAAACAGGCCATGTTCCTGTATTTCAGTGGTATCCGTATCGCCCGCATTGCTGAAATGCTGGGAGAGAAACCCGCGACCGTTCACAGCTGGAAAAAGCGTGACAAGTGGGCTGACATAGGCCCACTGGATCAGATGCAGCTCACCACGGCGGCGCGCTACTGCCAGCTCGTCATGAAGGAGCAGAAGGAAGGGAAGGACTACAAGGAAATTGATTTACTGTCCCGCCAGGCGGTGCAGCAGGCGCGCATCGGGAAATTTAATAACGGCGGCAATGAAGCCGACCTGAACCCGAAAGTAGCCAACCGTAACAAAGGCCCGCGCAAGCCGCCGGAAAAGAATGTGTTTTCCGACGAGCAGATCGAGAAGCTGGAAGAGATTTTCCACGGCTCCGCGTTTGACTACCAGCGGCAGTGGTGGGAAGCGGGCAAAATTCACCGCATCCGCAACCTGCTTAAATCCCGCCAGATTGGCGCGACCTATTATTTTGCCCGCGAGGCGCTGATTGATGCGCTTATCACCGGGCGCAACCAGATTTTTCTTTCAGCCAGTAAGGCACAGGCCCACGTTTTCAAACAGTACATCATTGAGTTTGCCCGCGAGGTGGAAGTTGAACTGAAGGGCGACCCGATGACGCTCAGCAACGGGGCCACGCTGTATTTCCTGGGGACCAACGCCCGCACCGCCCAGAGTTACCACGGCAACCTGTACCTGGATGAATATTTCTGGATCCCGAAATTCCAGGAGCTGCGCAAGGTCGCCTCCGGGATGGCGCTGCATAAAAAATGGCGGCAGACCTATTTTTCAACTCCGTCCAGCCTGACCCACAGCGCGTACCCTTTCTGGTCCGGTGCGCTGTTCAACAAGGGCCGCGCCAAAGCGGACCGGGTGGAGATCGACCTGTCTCACGCCCACCTGTCACCCGGCGCGCTCTGCCCGGACGGCCAGTTCCGCCAGATTGTCACCATTGAAGACGCGGTGCGCGGCGGCTGCAACCTGTTCGACTTCGACCAGCTCAGCCTGGAATACAGCCCGGACGAATTCCAGAATCTGCTGATGTGTCAGTTCGTGGATGACCTGGCGTCAGTGTTCCCGCTGGCGCTGATGCAGGCCTGCATGGTGGACAGCTGGGAAGTGTGGGACGACTTCGAACCGCTGATGATCCGCCCGTTTGGCTGGCGTCCGGTCTGGATTGGTTACGACCCGGCAAAGGGAACCCAGAACGGTGACAGCGCCGGGTGCGTGGTTATCGCGCCGCCGGATGTGCCGGGCGGCAAGTTCCGCATCCTTGAACGCCATCAGTGGCGCGGCATGGACTTCCGCGCCCAGGCGAAAGCTATCGAAGAACTGACGAAAAAATACAACGTGACTTATATCGGCATCGACTCCACCGGCGTGGGCGATGGCGTTTATAAGTCCGTTAAGCAGTTCTTCCCGGCGGCCCGCGAGTTTGTTTACAACCCGAACATCAAAAACGCCCTTGTCCTGAAGGCCTACGACATCATCAGCCACCGCCGTCTGGAATATGACGCGGGCCTGACCGATATAGCGCAATCATTCATGGCCATCCGCCGCGCCACCACGGCCAGCGGCAATCGTCCGACGTATGAAGCCAGCCGCAGCGAGGAAGCCAGCCATGCCGATTTGGCCTGGGCGACCATGCATGCGCTGTTCAATGAACCGCTGGAAGGCACCACCGTTAACAACAGCAATATCGTGGAGATTTTTTAATGGGTAATCGCAAAAACCGCAAAGCGCCGGGCAGCCAGCAGGTCAACATGACGGAACAATCCGGCGGCGCACACGCGGAGGCGTTTTCATTCGGTGAGCCGGTTCCTGTATTAGATCGCCGGGAGCTGATGGATTATCTTGAATGCGTCCAGGTGGATCGGTGGTATGAACCGCCCATCAGTCTGGACGGTCTGGCGCGCACGTTCCGGGCAGCACCTCACCACAGCAGCGCCATTTATGTAAAGCGCAACATCCTGACCAGTACGTTTATCCCGCATCGCTGGCTGTCAAAGCAGGCGTTTTCCCGGTTCGCACTGGACTTCCTGACTTTTGGTAACAGCTACCTTGAGCAGCGCGTGAACCGGCTGGGCCAGACGTTGAGCCTTGAGCCATCGCTGGCGAAATTTACCCGGCGCGGTACGGACCTTGATACCTACTGGTTTGTGCAGTACGGGTACAACAAGGATCCGTACCAGTTTGACGCGGGCCGCGTGTTTCACCTGATGGAGCCGGATTTGAACCAGGAAATTTACGGCCTGCCGGAATACCTGTCCGCCATCCCGTCAACCCTGCTTAACGAGTCTGCCACACTGTTTCGCCGTAAGTATTACCTGAACGGCTCACACGCGGGATTCATCATGTACATGAGCGACCCGGCAGCCAACCAGCAGGACGTGGATAATATCCGCGAGGCGCTGAAAAAATCGAAAGGGCCGGGCAACTTCCGCAACCTGTTTATGTACAGCCCGAACGGGAAAAAGGACGGCATCCAGATAATCCCACTGTCGGAAGTGGCGGCAAAGGATGAGTTTATGAATATTAAAAACGTGTCACGAGATGACATGTTGGCCGCGCACCGGGTGCCGCCTCAGTTGATGGGTATTGTCCCTAATAATACTGGTGGCTTTGGAGATGTAGAAAAGGCCAGTCGTGTCTTTGTACGAAATGAGTTAATACCGCTACAAAAACGGATGCAGGAATTAAATGACTGGTTAGAGGATGAAATCATCCGCTTTGAACCATATTTATTGGATATATAAAAAGGTTGTAATAAAAAAATTGCAATAGAGATGCAAAGGCCTCTAATGAGGCCTTTTGCAATTAGAGCGCAGATTTGATTTTTTTCTCAAATGCTTCATAAACAGGATGATTCATTTGAGCTGTTGCAGTGATAAGTTGTGAAAAGTTTGATATGCAATCTTTTACTTTTGACGGGCTTTTCAGTCCACCATCCACTAATGCGGGAAGTAATTGATTACTTAAGGCTAAACATACATCGACAATTGGTCCCCATATGTTTTCTGCTTGAGCTGGGGAAATTGTAGTTCCAAAGGACACTCTAAATAAGTTAGGTACAGGACGACCTAAAAAACTTTCCAGACATTCAGCGATGGCGGAGCAAAGCAAAGGAATTGAGCCACGATTCCTAAGATATCCTAACTGAGCGAGATCGTTTTTAGATAGGTTGTCTTTTTTTGTTAACGCGATTTTTTTATTCTCAATGCAACGCATAAGAGAATAAACACAGACAATGTGAGATGCTTTTGTACTATCATTAAAAATTCTTGAATAATAAGAGTCATTTGTCCAAATAGCGGATCGCTGATTGTACGCAACTGTCGGTTCACCATGAAAACTCATTAAAGCTTGGCCTACAGTGTAGGAAGGTAGGAGGTTTGGCTTACGACGGATAACGCTTTCAGCACCTCCTCGCCTCCCGCCATCGTATTCTGCATCAGGAATAGAAGCAAATTCAATTTTTAATCGTTTTTGTATTTTATCCGTACTTCTAAAATCAGAAGCTTCAACTTTATTTTGGCTATTGTTGTACTGGATAATATTTTGAATTAGATCAGCATCTCCATCTTTAACCTTAATAAACCTCGCTTGTACTTTGACTGACTCAGAAGGCAGTCGTTGCAGCGTTCCAAGAGCACCAGTTGTTTGTGCGCCATTAACTATTGACATTCCTCTAACTTCTAGATTATTAGTTTTTTCATCAAACTTATATTCATGGACCAAAACAGTTACGCCATTATTATAAGCCCAAAACTCAGAGGTAGACTTTTCTGCGCTAGTACGAATGCCATTGTTAATATTTGAATCTGAAGACCTTGAGCCAAGATAGTCTCTGACGTTTGCAGAAAAAATTTTTAATTTGTGCTTTTTATATGCTCTTGCTAATTCTCTTCCTTGAATAGTGGTGCAGAATGCATCCCAGTTATTACCTTTAATTTCATATCCGCCATCACTAACTTTTATATTGAAGATCTCGTCAACTAATATTGGTGATAGCGACTCGCTATACCATTCCGCTAATCTTTCTGCACCAACCTCCATTGCATGAATTTGGACTTTGGAATCTCCAAAATCATGATTTAGAATTGTGGTTGCTGTTTGTTGTACTGTTATTAATTCTTGAGTCACATTTGTTGATAGCGGTAAATTATGAACATACCATATATATAAGGTTTTTATTTTTCCTTCTTTTATTAATGTTCGTATCTGCTGAGCTGATGATTTTATTCTTTCCGGTACTTCATGCAGATCCCGCTGTAGAAGCCATGCTAATGCTATATTAAGATCACTGGCTTTATTTGCTGGCGCTTCTTGCCTTGCCTTACTTGAAAAATAGCATTGTGCAAGAACAGCAAACTCTTCCTCTTCATTAATGTAAACAAGATCACATTTTTTGTCATCATGCCCATCTGTAATTGATTCAGCAGCAACGCTATCAATGTCATCTATGCGAAAATGTAATGCTAAAGCAAACAGAGCTAAGCCATTATCGCCATATGATTTTAGATCTTCTCTTGTAGTGTACGCTTGGTTCCAGGTACTCATTTTTAATCCCTTATCAAGGTGAGTTACTTACAGATTATTCCTGTAAAAGTATATTTTCAATTCCATTTATACCTCCAGCGCGCGCTCGTAGCCCCGCCACGCCTGCCCGCTTTGTGCATGGGTTTTCATGCAGGCGCATGAATAACGAAAAAGCCCGCCAGAAAAGGCGGGCCATAGGTATTACGATCCTTTCTGGATCCTTCATTTTCATGCAGCATAGTCATGCATGATCAGATGGCGGGGGAGAAAGTTGAAAATTATCATCGCAATCGCCGTATCGTTTACCTGTTTTTCCGGCATTAAGCAGGAATCGAATGCCTTGACTCAGCGAAACAGGGTGGCAAAACTCAAAAGCGAAAACATCATCAAATGTTTTTCCCAGCCAGTAACCGCCGCCGAATTCACGCGAGCGCTGGAAGAATACCCATCCGCCAGGCACATAATTCAGTAATACTTCTCCACGATAGACAACCTGGTAATTCGCATCAGGCGCACCCATATCAACCTCGTAAACGACTCGTTACGTAAACCATCGCCGGTTACACCCAGCTATCATCTTCCCAAACAGACTGAACGATTGAGCTTATTTTTTCCCTATCACTTTCGAGAGGAAAGCCAGTCAGTTCAAAGCCGGTGGTAGTTCCTTTTCGTATGCTGATTTTCGTAGCGGGGTAGCTTTTATGAATTTGGGAGGTCAGCTCAGCTTCAAAGGAGTTGATTACGGCCGGACTCAATTTCTGCTCTTTATCCAAAACGATATTCAGTCTCATTTTTTATTCTGCCTTATAGAATATTTCTCTTTCAGCATCCTGATTTTCACCGTTTGCCAAATCGGCAATAAGGCTTAATGCCAGCTTAAGATCTGATGGCTTGCAGTTCGCTAGCAACGAAACTTCCGCAATAAACTGTACGCAGGCCCACTTGTGCTGGGTACGGCTGACTTCATCAACAACCATGAATCCCTCCCGTTAGGAATACTGTATAAACATACAGTAGCACGTATTGCGAAAAATTTAAAAGTGGTTCCAGTCAAAAAGTCTGAACATCACTCATAAGTTTTTAAACTAATAACCCTTTGAAATTATGACGATGCGTCAATCTCACATAGCGCCGTCATAATCGCTAAACGCTCAGCGAGTGGAAGCGCCGCGTACTTTTCCTGCCAGCGTTTAACCTTACGCTTGATGCGGTTTCTGTCGTTATAATCTTTCCCCGCGAAGGTATGGGTATACGCCCGGCCTTCTGAAAAGTTCATCCACAGCTTTTCCGTTCTGACGCCGCCGCGCGTCATTGCCTGAAACTCACAGGTGCGCCATTCCGGCAGCATTGCGTCATAAAGCCCGGACGGATAGCCGGATAAAATGATGTTCACATTTTCCGGCAGGCCCAGAAGACAGAAAAGCAAACGGCGATGGTCATTTACCGTGTATTCGAAACGATAGCGAGCATTACTGGTTCGCGTTTCCGGTAAATAGGGCGGATCGGCGTAAACCAAAACGCGACCGGCGCTGGCAAAATCAAATGTTTCCAGATACTCAACCGCATCGCGGTTTACCAGGCTCACATGTGAAAGCTGATGTGTGAAAACAAAATTTTTGAGCGCCTCCTCATCCAGATCAATTCCCACGTTGCGTAACGCAGGCGGCTTCCGCTGCATTACCGCACCACCGCCGAGGTGTGTCTCGATGTACGTATCATGCGGCGGCATTTGCGCGATAATTTTCTGATAGACGCCGCTCGCGGCTTTGCTTCCCAGATAGCTCATTATTTTGTCTCAACTGCAGTATGGCTAAAAATGACATTGCTCGATGAAATGGCCAACATGATCAGGATTGACCGTGTGGTACCAACTCGATCTTGATAGCAAAAACATTCACTGCATCATTGCCGAAATGCTTATGAATGATTGTTTTAATTTCGAAACCGTTATAGGGGATATCGATGCGACGTGATGCATCGTCTTTGCGCGGGTATCCACGGGTAATAATCAGCCGGTCATAATTCCTACCGATTAGACGCTTACTCCAATAGGCATTAACCAGCCTGTACTCCTCGACTTTATTGCCATTTTTCATTGCGTCGAAATACTCGCCGTTAACGGCTAACTGTAATGTTTGGTTTTTCATGAGTGTTCCTTTTGTTTTTCATACGCTGTACGTAACCGAGCAACCAGATTGCTTACCTTTACCGCGGGGGATTGCGGCAATTTTTCCCGCGTTCTGTAGAGTGCGCCGTCACTTCTGGCGACATAGAAAACACCGTCCAGCGCAATACGCTGACCGGCCAGCAACAGGCCAACTTCTGTTTCTCCGATATCCCAGCCGATGGAGCTGGCAAATTCGCGGATTTTTTCAGCCCGTTCGCCAGGCTGGCGCAATACCGGCTGGCGTTTTCGCCGTTCACGCCTGCGCTGTTGCTCCGCTTTAAACTCTGCGGATAGCCTGGCTGCAACCTCTTTTCTTTCCTTCCGCGTCAGGGAGCTGTAATCAATAGCGCAGCTGGCACCGTCAGCTATGGCGGTGCTTTCCTGAAATGTATTTTTTTCAACCGTTCGCGGCTCCCGCGTACAGTTATTGACAGAACTCCGAGGGGCGGCGCTGCCGCCTGAAAAGTCAAAATCAAAACCAGAAGCGTCATCCTGCTTACGCTTCGGCACGATTTTGTACTGCGTGGTGCGGGTATAAATTGCGGAATCGGTGAGCGCAAACGGGCTGTAGATCCCGGCTATTTTGGATACATCATCGCCGTAAATATTGCCGTTTTCGGTGACCTCATAGCACAGGCGAACACGCAGTTCGTCACGGGCTACAAGCGGCCCGCCCTGCGCCATGACATACCCCGCCCAGGTGCTGGCATCTGCGGGCGCTCTTACGTGCTCAATTTCAGGATGTAAAACCAGCTCACGATCACCGAGTCGGCGCAGCTCGCGCCATACCGTAACCGGCGCGCCGCCAATCTGTTGAAACTGACGGATAGCCCAGCGGGAAGCCCACGCGCTCACGCGGCGGGCCATTTCTTTCAGTGGTTTTCCGGTTTCGTCGTCGGTATCACCATCCAGCTGATAACCGTCGATATTTTTGGAAATGTATTTTGCGATATACCCGGTGGCACTGCCTTTTTCTTTATCGATAAGTTTCATTTCAAACCGGTTTTCAAGTGCGCCCGGTTCGTTTCCATCCTCTTTAAGGGCTTGCTCCTGAAAAATATCGCGAGCCAGGGTAATATTTTCCGGCTTCATGAACAGCAACAGATGCCAGTGCGGAGTTTCATCATGATGTGGTTCAGCGACGCGAAAACCGAACACCCTGATCCCGTTGCGTAACCATGCCGCACGGGTACGCGCCCACACCTTACAAAGATATTGCTGGGTATCGCGGGGGGAAGCACCGTTATATTTACCGTTGCGCTTACCGTTATGCTGCATCGCGTGATATTTCGAGGGCGCGGTCAGTGTGAAAAAGGCACCGGACAGCCCCATCTCGTTAGCTATATCTTCAAAGCCACGCATCCGGGCCATTAACTCACGGCGACGGTTAGCCGGGTTTGCGGTACTGGCCGCCACCTTATCGATCAGAGAAAAACGCTCGCCGGTGTCCTGGTCTTCAAGCTCCATTGCTTTCAGATATTCACGATTGGCTTTTTTCTGCGCCGTCCACTCCTGAAGGCAGGGATCGCTACAGTAAGAGGCGGCCTTTTTGTGAACATATCCCGCTGCAATCATAAGGTGTTCGCGCCATCGGGAATGCATCCGGCGCAGCCGGTTAAGCCACCATTGCGGCGACTGCATACGTGCCACGTATTTAAGCGCGTCCTCGCCTTCCAGTTCTTCATTGCAATAAGCCGTCCAGCCCGGAACGGGGGTATTCAGATGAGAAGCAAGAAACCCCATCCGCCCATAAGCCGAAACGGTGGAAAAGTGCGGATCTGTGGTGCGTTCATACTGGAAATCAAACTCGCGCATAAACTCGGTTTGCAGGATATCAGCAAGACTATGCGCCAGGCGTTTCAGCTCTTTTTTACCGGCCCACAACAGGCGGAAAAACTCATTACGCAGCGGCAACAGGGCCGCCGGTAACGTCGCATTCGGCAGGTAACGGTCATTCACATGGTCAATACGGGAAAGGACATGGCGCTCAAAGGTGTTTAACAGCCAGTTATCGGCGGCTTTTTTGCCCTTCGCGTCCATCTGCTCCAGTTTGCGCGCATAAAAACTGCGAACGTAATGAGGCAACGAAGCCAGACGGCGGCGGGCGGCCTTGCTGCGGTCTGGTTTTTCATCGGTTTCCGCCAGCTCCATTGCGGATAGAAACTTACGCTTACCGTCAGGCGTCAGATAACGGATACCGCGCTCACTGTCGTCAGCCTTATAAGCTCCGACAGCGGCGCGGGGGGTGTTCCATGCGTAAGGGAATACGGTGTCAGTCATTTACAAACGCACTTCCACCGAGCAATCCCGGCCACTGGCTAAATCAATCCCGAACCATGCCTTTTGTGCTGGGGAACGGGATACGGCGATCACTTCCGGGGCGGTTTTGCCATCACCGGCAGCAACCCCCAGGCTACGGCGCACCGTGATACGGTGGCATACGAAATTGCGATAAAGGGAACGGGTTAACAAGGTGTCGCTGTTGCTTACTACAACCGGGTAACCTTCTGATGAAAGGCGCTCAAGAATGGACGCAAGATGATATTGATCACCCTCGCTAAAACCGCTGGAGTGATAACCGGTAAACACACCGTCATAAGGCGGATCGCAGTAAATCACGTCGCCAGGTACCAGCATGTTCAGGGTTTCGTCGAAGCTGGCGCAGATAAACGTGGCGCGTTTTGCTTTTTCTGCAAAAGCGCGTATTTCCGCCTCCGGGAAATAAGGCTTGATATAATTTCCGAACGGGACGTTAAAGCCGCCTTTTTTATTATAACGACAAAGTCCACGGTAACCGTGACGATTTAAGAATAAAAAAAGCGGCGCGTGCCATTCAGGATCTTTATCGTAATTGAATGAATCACGGCTATCATAATAACCATCTTCACTATTAAATATTTTAAACAGATGCTTGGCACGCTCAATAAAAGCAGATGCGTCAGTTGCTATGTCACGATATAGATTTATTAAATCAGGGTTAATATCCGCGACAAGATAATGAGGATAGTCTGTTGCCATCATCACAGCGCAGGAACCCGCGAAAGGTTCAACCAGTCGCGGGCCTTTGGGAAGATGCTTTAAGATTTCCGGCATAAGGTCAGTTTTATTACCTGCCCATTTCAGGATGGTGCTCATACGGCACCGCCTTGCTTAGCCGACTCAACAACTAAATTTATCCGGGTAAGGCTGCGACGCTCGCGTAATTCCAGCGCCATCGATATTTCCTGAATTGTAGGTTCAACACCGTCAACGTTCCCGGCTATGATTTCATCCAGTTCCGCATCGGTTAGCGGCTTAACGGCCAGTCTTTCTTTGTTCATACAGCACCACCTACATAATGTTTGCCTTTCAGCTCTGTAACTTCCTGACAGGTGACGCACAGCGCCACGCCCGGCACTGCGATGCGCCGCGCTTCAGGGATGGATTCGCCGCACGATTCGCACAGAAAACGGGAAACCGCAGCGCCACGGCTGCGGGCATTAAGAATCAGGCGCTCGCGTTCTTCATGCTCGCGTTGCTGGGCCAGATCGATAGAGTCAGCCATCAGTGGGCCTCCGCCGGTTTTACGCAGCGACTAACTATGCTGTCGGTTAAATACACATCGCCAATATCATCGGGGCCAGTAAGGCCGACGAAATCCGCAAGGATAAAAACGCTTACCCCTTTGGGCAGGCGCTTAATAAATATCCCGTTGTAAACATTGTCCGATTCAAGTGGGGTCACCAGAACACGCTGGCCGGGAATCAATTGCGCGTTATGCATCAGTGGATCTCCTGAGCTTCGTTCTGGATTTTGACGGCCTCATCGCGCAACAGCTCTGCGGCTTCTGCGTAGTTGAGCTGGCGTGAGGTGATACGAGCAGCCAGCGTGTCCAGACGCGCGGCCATAGCCTCAGCGCGGCCCCGGCGTTCATCTTTGCGGGCCTCAGTGAGCAAATAATTAAGGCCTGCATCATCAGGCCCGGTTTTGGTTTTACGTGTTTCGGTATTTCGCATTTTCATTTCTCCAGAATTCGGGCAAAAGAATGCCCGGCGGGTTTACGCCATTAATTAACTTGAATGATTAGTTGTAGCCGTAGACGCGGTGCGGTTTCTGATTCAACTGGTTAATCATTTCCGCTTTTAGTGCTTCCATAAATTCCTGACAGCACTCCCAGTTCGGGTCAACTTTGAAAATCTCACCTGAACGGGTTTTAATTTCGAAGCCGTTATCCATATTAGGGATCACAACACCGAGAATTAAATTAAGGTCATTTTTTGAAAGAGCCATAAGCCACCCTTTTTATTAATGAACGAGCAATACGAATAATTAAATATGCTGGCGACTTCCGCTTGGTTTTCAGCCCGTTTAATAATTCGGACTGGTCGCGGCTTGGATGCCAGCGCTTACCGTCTTTACCCATAATCCAGCCGTTGCCGTAATGCATGGAGGGACTCTGACGAACCAGCAATGAAGCGAATGAAGGTGCGTTATCCATGACCGACACCTCAGATCAAACCAAACGATGCGCCGACGCCGGTCATGGTATCGACCGCACTGGACATCGCCGGACTGGATTTAAGCCGCGCATCTACAGCCAGTGCGCTTAAAGCAAGAAAACGCATTCCAGCGTTCGCACTTTCCACAATCGAACGGCGGGACAGGTGAGTAATACGGCCAGTGGTTGCCGCGTTCGCAGCGACCTGACCAACCTGCGCGGTGGCCTGCATAACGTAGATGGATAATTTTTCCCTGGCTAACTCATTTACCGGCACACAAGGCAGGCAATGAATTTGAGCAAGGAAGCCATCCACCAGTGACGCATCTTCGGTTAAATCAGTCAGCAACCAGATTTCTGGTGCTGTGAACTGATGGGGTTGAGTGGGGTTAAGTTTGTTGCGAAGGGTTTGCGGTTTCATCCCTGCGCGCCTGGCTAACGCAGTCACGTCATGCCGTTTAGCAAAGGCGCGGCAGGCTTCATCAAAGTGTGGGTGGTTAGAAACTCGAAAATCAAACATGTTGCATTCCTTTTCAACTCGCATAATTGAATTGCTTAAGCGGCAACGTATTTGCAATTGATACCCTGCTGAAGCAGACGGGCACGAAAAGCAACCATGTTGATACGAGCAGCGCCGCCGTCTTTTTTGCGCGGCATAAGAAGCAGATCACCATCAGCAACCATCTGTTTTACAGTGCGGATGCCGTATCCATAGTGTTCTGCAAACTCTTCATAAGTCATCAGATCCGGGCCTGACGGGATTGCAATTTGTGGAGTCATGGGTAAATATCTCCGGTTAAATGTTGTTATGGTGCATTGGCGTGCATTTTCAAACTACAGTTGGATAATATGATCCATTTCATTACATGTAAACTGTCGAAATGGATTATTTGAGGTTTGTATGGCGATTGAATTTGATGATGTAAAGGAAGTACTTGAAAGGATTATTGTTTCTTATGGAGTCAAAAGCAGAACAGAGCTGGCAGAACTGCTGTCCATCCCACTTCCCACCATCAATAATTGGGTTGCACGTGGCAGCGTGCCGGGTAACTACATCATACAATGCGCAATTGAAACCCAAGCAAACCTTGAATGGTTAGTTACTGGTAAACTCGCAAATGCGAGTCGAAGAGGAGTGGTTGCTTCTTACCTAACTGGTAAGGAACTGTATGAGCAAATTCTTTCTTCTGGTGGGAAAGCCGTGCTTCAGCGCATTTTGGCTGCATATGGATTTTCAATGCAGAAGCAATTAGGTGACCTTTTGGATCTGTCTTCAGGGACTATTAGCACCTGGATAAGAAGAGATTACTTCCCTGGAGACGTGGTCGTTGCTTGCGCACTGGATACCAATGTATCTCTACGTTGGTTAGCTACAGGCTTGGGAGATAAATATGAACATGTCGAAATCATAAACACTTTAACGCTAAATTCTTTTGTTCTTTCATCGGGGAGCCTTATTGAAGATGAGGGATGGAATATTGATTCAAATTTTATACCTGATAGCGCTAAAGATGTTTGTTATGTAAAAAGCAATACTCATGCATGGATCGTTGACAGAGGTAATAAAAACATCGCCAATGGTAGGTGGCTGTTAAGCGTTGATGGAGTGTATGACGTTTATGAGGTGACAAGGATGCCTTCGAACAAAATACAGGTTAAGCCAAACCAATTAGATAATGCGTTCGTTTGTAATACTTCTGATGTTGAGTGTTTTGGACAAGTTATCTTTACTATTGAAAAGAATTTTTAAGGGAAGATTCATGTTGCGCGCATATTTCAAATTAATCCTTTTATTCACCATTTTAATAAGTCCAATGCATTCTTTCGGTGCAAAAGAAAAACAGAAATTAGTTCTAGAGGGAGATATTCCTCATACAATAATTGAGTGGTTAAAAGGTTTCAGAGGAGAGAGCATTACATTAGAGAATCAAGTTTTAACATTTGTATTTAAAGATGAGCAAGTTACTGATTTGATGGCAAACACTGTGGCTACAAGTGTATGTAATTCTCGGTTCGCAGGCGGAGCCAACGCCAAATGGCCTCAAGACACTCTAAATAAAGTAGTGGTAATAAATCATATGCAAACCCAAGGTTTTCAGTATGACATTGATGCTAAAGCCTGTGATGAGTACGGCCAGATGACCGGCGATGAAGGTAATGAGTTCATTAAGTCAAAAATGAACGACTACCCATAGACCACACTTTAAATCTACGTAGCTGAAAGTATGACAATTAAAAAATTGACTTCTGGCGAGTGGCTTTGTGATTTTCGATTAGACGGGGCCGACAGTCGCCGCATAAGGAAAAAATTTGCAACAAAAGGCGAGGCGGTTGCTTTTGAGGATTTTAAAAAGAGGGAAGCGCAGGACAAGCCCTGGAAAAGCGAGAAAGAAGACCGCCGCAGGTTGAGTGAAATTATCGAACTTTGGCACAAACTACACGGCCAGGCGCTAGTAGCCAGTAAATCACGGCTGGCTAAATTGCATATTGTTTGTAACGGTCTTGGTGACCCTGTCGCATCACAGCTAACCGCCAAAGATTGGGCGCATTATCGCGACCGGCGGTTGCGCGGCGAGATTGATAATGGATACCACAAAGACCCGGCGGACTGGATAGCAAAACCTATCACGGTAAACCGTGAACAACAGTATCTGATGGCTGTCTTTAATGAGCTCAAAAGGCTTGGAGAATGGAAGCTACCAAACCCGCTCGAAGGTATTCGCGTTTTTAAAGAAGCCGAAAAGGAAATGTCATGGCTGACCCCACAACAGATCGCCGAACTTTTTCGCGCCTGTGAACGGTATGGTAAAGAAAACCTGACGACTATTGTTAAGGTTTGCCTAGCGACCGGCGCACGGTGGAGTGAAGCCGAGCGCCTTACCCGTTCCCAGCTCTCACCCTATAAACTGACGTTTACAAAAACCAAAGGTAAAAAAAACCGCACCGTCCCGATCCCCAGATGGCTTTATGATGAGCTGGCTACTCGCCAGGGCAAAATGTTCAAGCCGTGCTATCAGGAATTTAAAAAAATGCTGGCGCTGACCGACATAGAATTGACCGAGGGACAGAAAACCCATGTTCTACGACATACTTTCGCTTCTCACTTTATGATGAACGGTGGAAATATACTCGTTTTACAAAAAATCCTTGGTCACGCAAATATCCGAGAAACCATGAAATATGCTCATTTCGCACCAGACCATCTTGAGGAAGCTGCTATCCTGAATCCCATCGCGGATCAGGCTACCTTTATGTCCATATAATGCCCAGACAGCTTGCATTTGATGGCACCTGACCGCACTAATGATACAATTAACTTGCTGTTTTTGTTAATTTTTTCTTATCTTTCAATGACGTCCGTTAAAAGCGCCTGAACTAAGATTCGCTTAAGCGACATCCAAAAAGTTAGTGCGAATACAAGGGGTTGGCGTAATGCCAGCCCCTTGTTTTTTGCTTACAGGAACCAGATCGTTGCTGTGTTAAGGATTGTTTCGCAAGGATGGGAAAATCATGGACAGGTCACTCCTCTTTTTTTACGGGTTATTCATCGTATTTGTGGGCTACTATGCCTGGAAAGCCAAAAAACAACGGGTTCTCACAAGTACTCTTTGGCAACTGGCCGCGCTTGTTATAAGTATGATTCTTGCCTCGCTGATTGCTGAGTCGGGCACCGGAACATGGTGGATTATTGTTGTCGTCATTAGCTTTGCGTTATTGGCTGGCGGGATGATACTTTTTCTGGGTATTAAATTTCGTCGCGGTAAAAAACAGTTTCAGGCAGCGCTTAACATCATTAAAAGCCAGGGCGCGGCGGGTCTCTATACGTTACTGCACGACGAATTTGACCAGCGCCTGGACTGGCAAGTGATTTATTTGCCGGAACAAAATACCTTAGAAATTGGTGCAAATATTTATTACCAGAAATGGGTGCTGTTTAATAAATATTACCTACGCACCCTTTCAGGCCGGACGGTTTATTTTGTACCTGACCTTCTCCTGGTGGAGGTCGATCTCAGCAGGAATGGGCTTTACGCCCTTGGTATGTTTGTGCGGCATAGCAAAGAAACGGCTGAGTCAGTGAGGCATTATGCGGATGCGATTAAAAGTGGAGTCAATCAGCCATGGAGGCTTGTTGATGACGATCAACAGCAAAAGCGCTAAATGGCCGAACTCTGACAGGAACATTTTGACAAGGAACTCTATCGATGAAAGTCCGTACATTATTTCTCCTCCCTCTTTTTTTAGCTTTATTCGGTGCATCGGCGTTCAGTAACGCAGCTAATTACCCGTGTTCTAAATCAAAAGGGGGCGTCTCGCACTGTACTGCTGACGGTAAATTTGTATGCAATGACGGCAGCATCAGCCGTTCAAAAAAGGTTTGTCGTTAA